AAAAAGTTATTAAAGGTTTGAAAAAAGCTTCCAAAACTCATGCAAAACAAGCAAAAAGTTTAAAAAGTGTGTTAAATGGCAAAAAGAAAAGATCCTAAAGTAGGCACAGGTAAAAAACCAAAAGGAAGCGGGAGAAGACTTTATACCGATGAAAACCCGAAGGATACTGTATCTATAAAGTTTGCTACTCCTGCTGATGCCAGGGCTACAGTTTCTAAGGTTAAAAAGATAAACAAACCATTTGCTAGAAAGATACAAATACTTACAGTTGGTGAACAAAGAGCTAAAGTTATGGGCAAAGCGCAAGTGGCAAGCATATTTAAAAAAGGAAAAGAAAGTTTAAGAAAGGCTAGAAAAAATGCAAAAACGTAGCGGAACACCAAAAGGCCTTACTTATTTTAGGAAAGGTGGGGCGGCTTCTAAAAAGTCAAAAGGTAGTAAAATATGTCCAGAGGGTAAAGCTTGGGCAAAACGTACCTTTGATACATATCCAAGTGCATATGCCAACCTTGCCGCATCAAAGTATTGCAAAGACCCCAACTATGCTAAAAAGTCTAAGGGTGGCAAAAGAAAGGGTAAGTAATGGGGGAGCTTAAAAAATGGCTAAAACAAAATTGGGTTAGGATTGGTACTGATGGAAGTATCAAGGGCAAATGTGGCACATCTAAAGACAAAAAAAACCCAGACCGCTGCCTGCCAGCTTCAAAAGCTAGAAGCCTCTCAAAAGCTGAAAGAGCGTCTACAGCAAGAAAGAAAAAGAGAGCGGGAGCAAAGGGCAAGACAGTGGTATCTAATACAAAACAAGCTAAAGTCAGAAACCTCGCAAAGGGAGGTCCAGCTAAACGTCCTTTCAAGGGCAAAAAGGT